CATGATCATCTGTTTGCTCTGCCCACTTTTATGTGGGCTATTTTTCTTTTGGAAAGGAGCCAAAGGCGAACTTTCCTATAAAGGAACAAAAGAAAAGAACCAATGGACCCAGTTAGGTTTTGGTTCTTCTTTCAACTCATCTTTTATTTCTTTTGGTGTTTCCTGCTCCCACTCTGGGAGTGGTCTGGAGCAATTTATATATTCTTTGTAGATCGGCAGTGCTGGATCATCAGGATTCAATGTTGCCATCAGATAATCACATCGCATAGCAGACTCTCTTACAAAGTCGATGTCTGCTGTGTTGATCTCGTCAATGTATAGACAGCCATACTGACCACCTAATGCCTTTTGCCACTTCTGTTTATCTCCATATCCAAGTACATAAATAACTTTATCGCCTTTGCTTGTGTGATACAGAAGATGCGGAATCTTATCGTCTTTGGTTCCGTTTCCGTGGTACTCGACTAACTGCCCAAAATCATCGATAATCCCTAAATCTTTGTTGATGATGTTCTTTTCTGCGGTACCGGTATCTTTCGCTGCAAGGATATGCAGTTTCTTTGGAGATTCTGCTACCTTAAGCATGAACTTGAAAAGACCTACTGTCGTTTTACCTGCTGCCGTTGTGCCTTCCAGGAACTCTACTGGTGCATCACATCTGATAAATGCTTTGTACTTTTCTGACAGCAGCAGGCGTTCATCGCTCATTTACCCACCTCGCATCTGATTGATCAGATCATCAAGTTTGGATTTTTCTTCTTCCAGACCAGATACTTCCATGCGGTCTTTGAACATTCCAAGATGTCTTCCTAACAGTTCTAATGCTTTTCCTTTATCATTCAGCTTAATTTCAACACCGTTGCGCCCTTCTTTGATTCCTGCGATTGCTCTTACCATCGTATCGGATAAATCTGCGGTATTTTTTATAATCACTTGTCCATCTTGGACCTCGGCGTAATCTGTAGCTTTTGCAAAGGCGATCGATGCTAATTCATTAAGCACTCGATCTTGTGTGATTTCTGTTCTTTCGCTCCGCTCCTGCATTCGAACACTGATATACTCAGACACATCTTTAATTTTTAGTAATCTACTTGCGGCAGCAGCTGCTGTATCTCCGTCTTTTACTCTCGGATATGCAACTCTGTAAGCCCGAGATGCATTCAGATCTATCAGATATTCATCGGCAAATAGTTTTCTTTTTTCTGTTAATGCCATCTAGGCTCACTCCTTTCTCTAAAATGGACCACCAGGGACTCGAACCCTGGACCGATCGGTTATGAGCCGACTGCTCTGACCTACTGAGCTAGAGGTCCTTAAATTTATGCACGAAAAAAGCACCCGAAGGTGCCTTAATTCAATATTTTATTTCATTTTATCACTTTCTTCATTGATCGCATCCATCCCGCTTACTGCATTATAAACGCAAAACATTCTAAATAAATTAATCACAAATTTAATTACTTCTAAAAAAATAATATTGTAATACGCGAAATATATCAATAAACCAATTACTGCAACTACATTACTTAATTCCGTATTATTCATAATCAAAAATTCTTCTGGTATTACTCGCATAATTATAGCTATGAATGCGCCAACCACTATCGATAATGTATATATAATTGACAAGTTTAAAAATGATTTGTTGCTTTCTCTCAAAATATTATTCTTCGATTTTAATAGTTGGATTATTACAGATTTCGATAACAACGCCTGAAATATAGAATATGCCCCTATTATCATCGCAATAAACGCAATAGAAATATTATTTATATCCTGAACAACTTCACAGAAAATTGATACAGTCTTTTCATTCACGCCAATAAACAATGCTTCAAAAATCGCTAATATTCCTGCTAATAAAAATTGCCATAAGTTTTTCTTAGAAAACTTAATCTCCTCAACTATACCCCGTATTAAATTTTTATTTTTTCCATCCTCGACTATCTCCCCGACATTTTTTATCATGCTATCCATAAGCACTCACCTTACTTTTTTCTTTTCTTAACAAACTCCTCGTAATTTATTAAATTATTTTCGCTTTGAATGTGTAATGGATTCAGCTCGTGACCATAACCATTTATTTGTTCGTAAGCATCAGACAGCTCACCTGTCACCTCAACCTGTAGTACCTCGGATAACTCATTATCTTTTATTGTGCCTTTCTGTTTTCCGATTGCCTTGTCACTGTCCTCTTTGTACTGAACTTTTAATTCAGTTTTTACCATGCCCTCAGTTTCTTCGATAATATCAGCAACACCATCTACGGATTGAGGAGAAGGAAATTCCATTCTTCCTTTGTTACTCTGTATCCTTCTTCTAATTTGTGCTTCAATACCACCAAACACTGAATCGTAATCCCATTCATCATTCAGTGGGAAAAATTTAAATATTAATTTATCTATCTTCTCAACATCCGCTAATGCAGTTCGGACACTCTGTGCTGATTTTATACCTGCAATATTTATATGCGGATATGGAAGAAATTCTTCTTTCCCTTTTCCCTCTGCTTTTTTAATGTCATTTTGTGTTCTAATATATTCTTTTACCACATCCTTTATCGTAGCAGAAAAACTTCTAATATCTGGACTTCCACTTTGATTTTTCACAAGGACCATTCTATGATTTTTAAGATATATCATAAACAAAGAATATGGTGACGATTTTATTCGTTCATTTGTCATCTGCAATCCTGTAGCGTTATCATACACCGATTGAACTGACAAAACTGTATCCTTGATAAGCAACCCCTGTAATACATACTCATCTTTTTCAACTTCATTTATGCATACGTTATGAAAAAATAATCTGGTTCTATTATCTTTTCCAACCTGTCTGTACAATCTACTTGTCATCGCTGGAAGCATTATGTCATCAATCCGTTTGATCATTGGCTCAGATTCTTTACCAAAAACTACATTCAGATCTGCAATATACATCTGTCTTTTTTCCATGTTTTATCTTCCCCCATATAATCATTTTTTACATTTTACCATTTTTCCAGCCAATAAACTACTATTTTCGATAAAATTCTCTTGGCAAAAAAAAGAACACCGTATTTCTACGATGCTCAAAAAAAATTATACGGGGCGAGTAAAAGGATTCTATCCAATTTCTCTAGTATAACTATAACACACTTTTTTGTTTAATTTGTTTAATCTTTTAGATTTTCGCTGATTATTTGAGAAATTCTGCCTTTTGTATACCCCAATTGTTCTCCAACTTCCTGTTGTGTCTTACCATTTAGATAAATGAGTTCGAATATCTGTCTTGTAGTACTATCAGGAATCCGACTGATAAACTCTTCAATCTTTGTCAGAAGTTCATCCACCTGTTCCTGTCTCTTTCCGTTGATCATCATCTGCTGATAGATCACATCTGCCTGTTTTGGCTCTGACATCACAACACTCATATGTGTTTCAATATATGGGAACGCGCTCATGGATCCTTTTACTGTTCCAGCGACCGTCGGAATCCTCTCTGCTCTCTCATTCAGTTTCTCCATTTTGTCTTCCAGCATCTTCTGCTCCCTCTTCAGAGATTGATACTGTCTTAGTTTTTTCTTATCCATGTCTTGCCTCCTGTCACCTATGTTGCATCAGCATCCTAAACGTCTCCCCAGTGTTTCACGCAATGTCTATGTACAAAACAATCTGTCCTTCTCTTTGTTCTGGACCTCTCTGTCTCATCGTCCTCCGGATCCATCGCCTCGCCACAGACTACACAGCGAGGACGATCCCCGCCATGTTTCTCTCTGGTCTTCTTGTATGCATTCATTGCTGTCCTATTATTTTTGATCATTGTCTTTCGTCCCCCCCTGCGTCATAGATCTCACATGAGATCACTTTATTGCCAACTCCATTATCCACAACTTCGAAATCGACATCATATCCGGCCTCAGCTAGATGGTCGATGATCCCAAAGTCATTGCCATTATCCTGCGAATGAATATAGACCTTCGCAAGTTTCTGTCTGATCTTTGCCATAATTAATTCACTCCTTAACTTTCCTTAACGATTTTCTCTGATCGTAAGCTCAATGCCAGTCTCATCTCTGATTGCCTCCAGAATGTCTGCCCATGTAACTAATCCATCATTCATACATTCTGTTTTCAAGTTAAATCTGGCTTTGAACTGATCCAGCCGTTTCTTGCCAAAACCGAACTCATCTCTTAGCACCATGATGCTCATAGCAAGAACGGTATCCATGATCTGCTCTTTGATCTTCTGTGCCGCTTTATCCATTTCTCTATGATCGACAGGAACCTTGATCCCTGTAACTCTCCGGTGTTTCATTTCTCTCTCTAAGGCTTCTGCTCCGCCTTCTCTCACAATGCGTAAAGCAAGTTCCAATCCTTCGGTCCTGCCTTCCATCTTTGCATCAATCTTTCCCATCGTTCTCTCCTTTCACGCTCTTGATCCTTGCCTTTAAGGCATCCAGGAACGAATCCTGTGTAACTTCTTTTGCTTCCAGCGCATCCATGACGTTCTCATCATATCCGCCAGCAGTGACTAGATGATGGATCACAACATTCTCTTTTTGTCCCTGTCGGTACAGTCTGGCATTTGCCTGCTGGTATAACTCCAATGACCAGTTAAGTCCAAACCAGACAATGATGTGCCCACCTGCCTGAAGGTTTAATCCATATGCTGCACTTGCCGGATGTGCAAGTAGGATATCCATCTGCCCATTGTTCCAGGCTGTGATGCTGTCCGGATTCTTTAACTCCCCGATCCGAAGCTTGCTCTTTTTCAAAGCCTTCTGGATCCGTGCCTTGTCATGCTTAAAGTTATAAAACACTAAAATTCCTTTTCCTGCATTTGCATCGATGATCTCTTTTAAGGCTTCGATCTTCTCATCATGCACCTCATGGTATATACCGTCTGCATCATAGACAGCTCCGTTGCAAAGCTGCAAAAGTTTATTGCTTAAAGCCGCCGCACTGGTAACGTCAATGGTCTCTCCATCGATATCCGCGATCATCGTCTTCTCCAGTTCTTCATACTGCTTCTTTGCTTTATCTGGAAGTTTGATATGCCGGACATTGTCGATCCGTTCTGGTAATTCCAGATAGTCCTCTGCTTTCATGGAGATACAGATATCTTTGATCCGTTCATTGATCTCTTCGTCTGCCCATGTCCTCGGATTGTACTCATAGATCACATTTCCGTTTCTTGCTCCTGGTGTGAAGTAATTATCACGGTATCCGGTTAAAGTCTTTCCTAGCCGTTCTCCTTCATCCAGAAGATAGATCTGTGCCCACAGGTCTTCCAATCCGTTCGGAGTCGGTGTTCCTGTAAGCCCTACGATCCGGTGGATGTGACTCCTGACACTTTTTAATTTTCGGAATCGTTTTGCTTTGTTGGACTTAAAGCTCGACAACTCATCGATGATCACCATGTCAAACGGCCAGTCATTTTTGTAATAATCAACCAGCCATGAGACATTATCTCTTGATAACACCCAGATATCGCCGGGTGTATTGATCGCTCTGATCCGCTGTTTGATACTTCCAAGAACCGGGATCACCCGAAGCATCTTTAAGTGATCCCATTTCTGTGATTCCCTTGTCCATGTATCTTCTGCAACTTTCTTCGGTGCGATGACAAGAACTTTCCGGACTGCAAACCGATTAAACCTCAGATCATTGACTGCTGTCAGTGTGATCACTGTCTTTCCAAGACCCATGTCAAGAAACAATCCTAAGACCGGATCCGTGATCATGCGGTTAATGCAGTATCGCTGATAATTGTGTGGTACAAATTTCATATCATGCCTCTCTGTTCTAACTCTGCGATCTTGTCCAAGGCCTTACCTGGATTCCATGCTTCGATCTCCCAGATCACTCGGTCAATATCTTTTTTGTTATCAAGAACGGTTGCATAGCATCCCGTTGCTAAGATCTTACGGATCTGGACTTTCTGAAGTGGTGTTGTTTTTTCTCCTGGTCGTTTCAATTCTACAAATCCAGATTTTCCGCCTTGAAGGATTACAACCCTGTCTGGTACTCCAGCATTGCCCGGAGATACAAACTTATACGCCATACCACCGACCTCTTTTACTTCATCCCTGAACTTGGATTCTATACTGCTTTCTCTCATATCATTCTCCTTTGCTTGTAATCAATGTTACATTGTCCCCCTATATATACGCGTGTATAGGCGTACATGGGGTACTACTATACCATTACCCTTTATATTTTATTTATATATAATTTAATGTTTACAATGTTTATGTAGGTATTAGATATATGATTTAAGCCATTTTCTTGTAATCAATGCTCTGTTTACTGAATGTTTCTCTTGTTTACATTTCCAAATATTGTATGTTTACCTTTTAATCTGTCAACACTCTGTTTACACGCGTATACCCTCTCTGTGTCCCGTATGGACCGAACCTTACAGATGATATACGTTGCCATCCATCGATGCAATTTAGAATGCCATTAATCTCTATCGTATCCTGTCTTCGCATCTGTTTGAGATCACCGCCAAAGCACTCACACCAGACCTCTGCCGCACATATTCGATCACGTTCAACCATACTGCTCTCATCTTTTACCTGAAATTCACTGTTGAAAAATGACCTTCTCTGTGCCTGACTCTTTTCCTTCCAGTCTGTTGGAATCTTCTTCTCCAGGAACTCTCTGATCACACCTTCTTTTGGAGATGCTTCTCTGTAAGTCTCCTGCTTCTCCTGGGCCACTTTGGCGACATCCCCGGACATATACAGCGGCTCTCCTAACATCCATCTTGCAGCCGCTTCTGCCCATACCTGATCGACTTCTGCCGGCAGTTCCTGAAAGATGTTCTTCTTTGGTTTCTGTTTTCCGAGTCCAACTGGCCAGAATCTACGATTTCCTGTTCTGTCCTTTAAGAACTCTTTATCGTTCGTAGTTCCTACGATGATACAGTTTCGTGGAAAATTCGCAGTCCTGCGTCCATACGGCATACGATAAACATCTTCTTTCTTACTTAAGAATTGTTTGACCGCATTCATCTCTGATCTGTTAAATCCAGTCAACTCCCCAGCTTCAATGATCCAGTAGCCCTGCACCATCTCTGCCGCATCTTTCCCTTCAAAGGTACTCATTGAATCGGAATACCAGTCTTTGCCCAACATCGAAAAGAACGTACTCTTTCCAACGCCCTGCGCTCCGGACAGGATCAGCATATAATCAAACTTACATCCTGGATGCATGGCTCTGGCAACCGCAGCGCACAAAGTCTTTCTTGTTGCCGCACGTACATATTCAGAATCTTCTGCTCCGAAATAATCGATCAATAGCGTATCTAATCGTCTGACCCCATCCCAGTTAAGGCCTGTAAGGTATTCTCGGATCTTATGTCTTTTATGTCGATTTGCATAGATCGCCATGCCGTCTAATATCTTCTTTTCTCCTGTGATCCCGTAAGTCTTCTCCATGTAATGTCTTAATCCAGCATCATCTTCATCGGTCCATGCGCGATCCTTATAAGGAAACTCCGGATGAAATTCCCACGGCATCGGTCTGCAAACAGTTGCTCTGTTCGCAAATTCATCATGATATAATCGGTCCTTTAAGTTTGGATCGTTCTCCAGAATGATCAACACGTTATCGATCGTCTTATTCGGCATTCCTGTCTGTGAACTGCAGCTTAACTTTTCCATCCAGTCAAGATCTTCTTTTGATATATCCTGTGAAAATTCGGACTGTGCACGTTCA